GTTGATGGATCTCCAATTGTAGTTTCTGTTCCAAATAAAAATAAATGCCTATCTCTATCTGATACAACGCTCATAGTAGATGCTGTTGGAGCACCAGATACAACTGCAGCTCTTATTGCTAATCTTCCTGGAGTCGAAGGATCCCAAGTATAAGTTGCTCCATTTTTAACTGTAGCAACTAAAATCTGACCATAGTTATCAAGTGACCAGGAACCTGGTGCAAGTGTAACACCGGCAGTATTTGATTCTTCTCCCCAATCAACCCAAGACGTTGCATTAGTCACTACCGCATTATCTAAATGAGATGCAGCCGTTGATCCGTTTGCGCCTCTAACACAACCTGTAAAATCTGTTGCTGTTTTACCAGTATAAGTAATTAATTCTGTATCAATATCTAATCTTCCAGTTGTTGGAAATGCTGAGGTTGAATCTACTGTGATTGTTGTTTGAGAATTATCAATTGCTCCATTTAATTGCGTTGTAACTGAAGTTGGAATTGTTCCACCCCAATATCCAGTTCCAAATCCAAATGCTGGAGTTTGAAATGTTGGTCCTATAAAAATATATGGAGTTGTAGTTAAAGTTCCACCTCCTGTAACTCCGGTTCCTGTTTCATTAGATGTCATTGTAACTGTAAAAGTTCCTGATGTTGGAACAGATACAACTTCAAAAGTATTAGTTGTAAAATCTGCTGATGTATAACTTGTTGTAGGTAATCCTGGGGTTGTTACACTAGTGAAAATAATGTAATCACCAACTTCTAATCCATGAGCTGCTTTGTTAATTGTAACTGTTGCTGATCCTGTTGTTGAAGTATATGTGCAAGAAGTTAATGGTGTTCCAAGTGGAGTAATATCAAAAAATTCCTGTTCATAATAAATAACTAATAATTTAGAAGTACCTATTGCTGCATATTTTTTACCATCTAATGCAGTCCAAGTATGCTGGTCTCTTGCAGGTCCTGCCAAGGTGCTAGAAACGAGTTGCTGAAACCCACCTATTTTCTGTGGTTCACCATAACGGAATCTTATATTATCACCATCAATCCATTGCCCTTCGGCTCCGGTTGCAGTTTGTTGTTTATTAAATCCAGGTTTAAATTGTATTTTTTGTAAAGGCATAATTCCTACATTATAAAATGCAAGATTATATCATGCTTTATTTAAAGTGAAAGTGCTAATTAGAGTCTTGGAAATTCACCAAGTGGTCTTGTTTTTGTATTAATATCATATTTATACAAATCAGCTAATTGTTCTACACTTGAAACTGCATTAATTAAAGCTTCCATATCATTAGATTTAGCTCTAACTGCAGCTCTATAAGTTGAAACATTTGCTGGAATTGCAGCTTGTGATTCTGCATTTCTAATTACATACCAATCTGTAGATTGTAATAAACCAGCAGCTTGAGACTTGATTCTAGCTACATGAATAGATTTTAAACCTTTATTTATAACTTGTTTTCCGTCTTGATCTAATACTGGTTGACCATTTTGATCTACAGAATTAACATCTTCTAGTGCTTTAGCAGTTGCTGGAGCATAAGACGCTGTAACTTGATTATTTGCGAATGTGAATGTTTCAGCACCATTCCAATAAAATTCTTGATCTTTTAAATTAGTTGTATCGTAAATAACTTCATAAATTCCAGTAGAATCTGTAAAAAAACTCTTACTTGAATTAACTGCTACTACCTGATTATTTTCTATTTTTGCGAACATATTGTCTCCTTATAGGTTATTTTTAATCATTTGTCTACCTTGCTGTAACTGGTATTCCACCTGATGTTACGAATGGATTTTCAGCAAATGCCATGTAAATGTACGTTCCACCTGAAGCATTAATAGCAGCATTACTCTCTCTTATTTTAAAACCATTTGAAAGATTATCTATACTCCAAGTACCAATAGTTGCTTCGTTAGAAGTAGTATTTGGTTGAAGTGTTTTTGGATCTCCATTAAAATTTTGATTTCTTACATTGTCTTGTAAATACCAATCTGCAGTTGAATCAGTTCTTTTAATTAAAATAAAAGCAGGTTTAAATCCTGTATATATAAATGTTCCATTTGTAGAAGCATTACCTGTGTAAGAACCAAATTTAGAATATCCTTTTATAGAGGCGAAGCAGTAGGCAATCATTGTACCAGCACTACCTATTGCGGCTTGGTCAGACCAAAATAAAGTTGATGTTGGGTCTGTGCCTGCAGATGGAGAAAACATTCTATCATCTGTGGTATTACCTTGTGTAAGGTTCAAAAGTAAATATTTATCCCAACCATTAACTGCTAAACCTGTTACCCAACTAGCAGTTTGATTTAGTGTTTTCAAAATAATCATACTTGGTGCAACACCTAAACCGTGTCCAATACTTGACGTACCAGATGTAGCTGTATAACTTACAATACTAAATCCCGCTGTTTGATTAGCTGATACGGTACTTGTTAAAGTTCCAGCAGTATTTGATACTGTTGTGTTTGCACCAAGCCAATTCCAACCTACATAACTTATACCACTATTATTTATACCAACATTACTTCCTAAACTAAATCCATCACTATTAAATGAACTTAAAGTATTAGCATCTGTCGCTTCTGCGGCAGTATTATTTGAACTTATATATTTAGTAGCAAGTCTTACAGCATCAAATAATTGATGGCTATATGCTGTTGGATCGTTTCTATGTTTTAACCAAGTGAAATCAGGTTGAAAACCAACTCCTGTTATAGATTGAGATGCACCAGTTCCTGTATAAAGAACTGTATTAAAATAACTAGAACCTTTATTGATCGTTGTATATGCCATAGTCTATCCGTAATCTGCTAAGTTTTTAGTACATAACGCATAATACCCACTTGGTACTGCGTATGAAAAGTTACCGAACCCAGCACCATCAGTATTGCTACCACCTGCATACATTGGAGAACCAAAGTTTGCTTCTCCAAAAGCATCTTGTGCTGTTAATATTGGAAAGACATCTTTTCCAGTTGGAAAAGAAGCTGGTATATCATCTGTTATAGATACAGCATTTGCAAATGTTTGATTAGTGCTTCCAGAACCATTTGCCCAAGAACCATTTTTACCCATATAAAATTTTCCATTATCCATGTCTAAAGCAAAAGTTACTATATCATCGGAAGTATATGAAGCCATATAAGAATATGTACTCCCATTATAATAAATTAAACCATTTTGATGACAACCAAAAACATTCGCATCAAATGGATAAGAACCCGTAGTTGTATATTGTCCAAAATAAATTCCTAATGCAAGGGTAGTATTTAAAGATTTAGGTTTAATTTCCCAGTACCATTTTCCTTGTGATGGTGAAAAATTTGCAAATGTTGTTATCCAATTTCCTCCAGTAACTCCAATACCTGCTTTTAAATTTCCATCTGAATAGGTATTTGCACGTGCTGTATCTGGTACATATAATGGATTCCAAGTACAAAAATTATTAGTAGGAGTATCTGTACTCTGATCTACTGAAGTTAGATTGTTTACTGTGAATGTGTTTCCGTTTCCTGAAGAATCTGTTCCAAGTGCTGCAGAATTTGCAAACTTTAAATAGAATCCATTAGTTCCAAACGAACCTGTATATGCTTTAGGTTGCCAGATTCCTGATGATGGGACCGAAGGATCTGTTTCACCGAATGAAGATGGTGTTAATGCTTGACCATCTATTCCATAAAATTCAGAAATATACCCACTATAATAACCACCACCTGTATAACTTCCAATATGTTTTGTTGAACCATCATTATCAAAAAATGGAATTACTTGATTTAAACTTAAATCATTAGAGGTAGAAAATGCAGTTATTTCAGAACCATTTAAATACATTTTTTGTCTATTAGACGCAGTTCCTTGCGTTGTGTCCCAAGCTACTACAAGATGATACCAAGCTGAAGGGTCTCTAAATACTTGAGTTGTAAATCTTGTAGTTGCAGCACCATTTTGAAAAGTTATTCCAGTTGATGAATTAAAAAAAATATAAAAAATAGTTCCAGTATTTGTTGCAACAAGATACTGTTGATTTGTTCCTAATGTTTTAAACCAAAAAGATAGTGTTCCAATTTTATTAGATGTTTCTGCTGAACCAAATACTATGCTTAAATTATCAGAACTACCAGAATTAAATCTTAATGAGTTTGCTACGTTGTAGCCACCAGAAGCACTATTAGCACCTAAAATCAAAGGCATTTAAATTACCTCTTTAGGATATTCTGCTAATGGTCTAGTGTAGATTGGAGATTGTTCTGTGCCTGTATTTGTATATTCATACAATGCTTTCAGTTGTTCCACAGTAGTACAAGCATTAATTTGTGTTTCTTGTTGATTGTTTACTGATCTAACTGCAGTTCTAAAATCTTGTATGTCTTGTGGTATTGCAGTTCCTGTATCTGATTTTCTAGTTACATACCAATCAGTTGATTGTAATAATCCAGCTGCTTGTTGTTTTGATATAGAAATCTTTTGAGATTTTAAACCTTTAGTAACTAATTGAACTCCATCTCTTAATATTGGAGCACCATTTTGATCTACTGCATTAACATCTTCTAATTGTTTAGCAGTTGCAATTCCCCATGATCTAGTTGCTTTACCATTTGAGAATGCAAATATTTCATTTGTATTAATATAATAAGCTTCATCTTTAAAATTAGAATAATCTGTTTCAATTTCATAGATACCTATTGCTTGTTTTTCTTCATTAGACCAAAGTGTAAATACCTGAGAAGAATATTGATTACCATTTAAAGTAAATCCTTCTGGATTTGTAAATACTTTTACTATTTTGTTATTTTGAATAAGTGCGTACATATTATGATGTGCTTAAGTTAAGGTTTCTTCCAACTTCATACCATACAGTTCCATTATATCTAAATACAAATAGATCTGCTTTTCCTACAGTTGTTGTTAATGTTGGAGCCGTATCTGCTGTAAATTCATAAGCTGAGTTCCAAGTTATAGTATAACTTCCAGAACCACCTTGAATTATAGCAATAGATATAAATTGTCCAGCAGCTCCATTAGTTGGTGCAGCTAAAGTTCTGCTTGCTGTTAAAGTTACTTTGGCAACAGGAGATGT